GTAATGGAATGAAAAGATTTCTAACTTGAAATGATCGAACTGGTGCGTATGCACATACGTTTGAATAAAGTGCATCTTGAACCGACATTGTGAACACCGCATCAGACCAGCTTTGTGTTGGATTTGGTTTTCTGATCATGTCATTCAACCAGTGATTTTCAACAACATCACCATTTTTATCATATAAAACTGGAATATTTGATGCCATCATTGATGCACGTTTTTCGATCACCGCACGAAGTTCTGGAATTTCCAGATACAACAGCCATGCATTATTTGTATCAATCCAAACAGCATTTTTGACACCCCACAATTGATTTGAAACAGGAAACAACCTGTTGAATTGATTGATGTATCTGTTACTGATATCGCTTGAATCATTCCCGAAAAAAGCGTTCCACAAGTTTAAATCCATTGCATTATTCTATTGATTTTTACAAATTTAACGTAAATTTTTGAACATTGATTGAATAAATATTGATAAACCACTTAAACAATCTGGTGCATCATCGTTTTTGTTCTTTCCTTCTTTGGAAAATCCAAGTACATTTTGAAGAAATAATTCACTTTGAATGTCCGATTTTTTTACAAATTGCATCGAATTCAGAATGAATGCTGATTGCATTATGATTCTGGTGATCTTGTTTGCTGTATTGTGGACCTGTAAAATCCTTGTTTTGGTTTCTTTTTGCAAATTTCTGGCAAACATTGCACCCATTGAATTTGATTCAACACGACAATAGGAAGCATTCCAACTGTTTAACATTGATGCAGCCATTGGAATTGTGATGTCGGTGTTATCCCTTGTGAATAAATAATCAACAATGTACGGTGTATTGTTTATGATTGCACATACAGCCATTGCGGTGTAATCTGATCCTTGATCTGAAACATCGATATATGCAACCGTTCCTTCAATTTTGTTTCCATCTTTGAACAGATTGAATTCAGCTTCTGAAATCATTTGAAGTGATCCAAACAATCGGCCTTTCATGTCCACTGGCTGTTGCATGTATTCAGCTTCCCAAATTTCGGGTGCTGTTTTAGATTTTTTTAACACATATTCATCTGTTGTCATTACAGCTTCACAGAATGATTGTCCTTTGTCATCTAATGCGGCAACTGATATAATGCGATCATATATCGAGTTTTCAACATTCCTTCCGATCAAATCGTTCAATGTCCAGCGTGTACCAATGTCGATTCTTTTGCAACCAGATTCAAATCGTGAATCATGTGTTGCTTCCTTCCATTGAATGATGCGATCATTAACCGTATCAGATAGTGCATCTTCAAGTCCACGATATAAATCATCAGTAATTGCAACATTTGATGCACCAAATCCAATGATTGTTCCACCAACACCAGCACCAAAATATCCAACCTGTTTTGATTTGTTTGTGTTCCAACCTTGCAAATTTGCTTTATCATCAGACAATCTGATTGATGGAAAACACATTCTGAATCTTTCGGATTTGAATATGGACCGCACATCATAACTGAATTTCAGATACAATGTCGCTGTACACGTGTTCCGCATCACAGATTTTTCTGGATTTCGGCCTAATGTCCACGCACAAAATAATGAAGTTATATATGATTTCCCAGCACGTGGTGGCATTGAAACAGCCAATGAATTGATTTGTCCATCTTCAATTGCTTGAAGGCCATCTGCAACTTCTTTCAAGAATGATCGTTTGCTGAAAAATTCTGAATCATAAAAAAGGCAAAAATCCCAAAAGGACCTTCTGCACATTTCCATTCTTAACAGTAATATTAAACTATTCCGTTTGCTGTTCATTTTTCAGAATTTCAAGGATTTCTTCATTTGTCATATCGCTGAAATCTGGCATTGAAAGATCTTTGTGTTCAATTCTTTCAACATATCCACGCTGTTTTCCTTTCGTTTTTAGGAAAAATATGGTTGCAGCTGTTGATCCTTCTTTGATCTGTTTGTGCAATTGTGATTCTGCAAAGTCAATTGTCATATCAGAAATACTTTCAACCGCCTTTTTGTAGTTTTCATCTTCACGTGTCCATCTGTAATGTGTTTCACGTGAAATTCCAACCGTTTTACAAGCTGTTGTGACAATTCCAAGCGATTTTTCCAACGCTTCAATCATTGCCTTTTTTAATATGTCATTTTTTGCCATTTGTTTTGTTTTATGTTGTTGTAGTCATGACAGGATTCGAACCTGTACGAAAGCATTCCGACCGCCAATAGCTAGTTGACCTAGTATCTTTCACTTCTTGTTGCGTCTGCCAATTCCGCCACATGACTAATTTATACCGTGTTTCAATCCAGATCCATCAAAAAGATTGGATCAAGTTCTGGATCGTTAAAAAATGCAGCTGTATGTCTAATGAAAAAATCAACCGCATCGTAATAATCAAGGCCTTCTGATTGAATAATCTTAACTATTTTTTTTGTTGAATAAATGATTCTGCCATCATGTGCTTCACCTAATATGCAGCAATCATAATGTTCTGATAATTTATTTCCATCGATTTCCATTTGAATCCGTGTTTTGCTACAAAATTAATCCTATAATCGCATTAATGAATCCAACAACGAACACACGGATAAATGAATTGATGATGTATTGCGTTTTTTCGAACCAATTTTTGATTGTTGGTGTTGATAACCAGAAAAAAGGAACACAGATCAAACGATCAATGAAGTAAATTATTGACAAAATTGGAATGATAATCAATCCAAGTATTTTTCTGAATGTTTTCTTGTTCATATCTTTTACTTTTTATGTTTAAATAGGCAACCGAGTTTTGAACCCGATCACCTACTTAAAACAGAAACAAAAACAGGTACAAATATACCTTTTTAAATTTTAAACGATTTCATTGATGATTTTTCCCAAATTGAACGTGAAAATCATTGCTTCTTCTTGGACCATTTCAGATTTCAATTGTTCTTCATTTACAATATCAGCTGAAACACTTAAAATTTCCTTTGTTTCGTGGCAAATTTCAACTGAAAAGTTGGTTTGCATAGTTTCACTACTGAAACATAAAATGATGCGTTCTGGTGCTGTTTTTTGAATTACTTTTTTCATGATAATAAAGGTTTTGCGATTTCGATTAATTTGTGAAAATTTTCAAGAAATAAATCACGTGTTTGTGAGTTTTGAAATGAAAGAAATCTACTAATGGTAACATATGATGTTTTATATGTTTCATTTTCATTAAAAATAATACAATGTTTTTCTTGCTTTGTATTCTTCCAATCTGGAATCCAACCTTTTCTGTATGCTTCACGAAGTTGTGAAAGTTGTGCAAGTGCAACAGATGCTTCTGCTTGTTCTTGTGTTACGAAAAGATTTCTGTTAAAATTTGTTGATTCTACTTTTTCTGCGTATGCAATATCTGATCCATAATCAACATAAAATCCAGTAACTTCTTTTAATTCCCCCCAACTTTTTGGTAGTCTTTTTTCTAATTCTGGGAATGCTTCCAATGCTAATTGTTTCATTTCCAAATTTCCTTGTTCATACCAGCGTTTAGCTGTTTCAATTGTTATTTCAATTTGTTTTCGTTTCATGTTATTTTTATTTAATTGTTAATGATTATTCAAATATTTACCGATTTTTGAAACCGTGCTTGTGTGCAATCCTGTTTTCGGATTGTTTGAATGCAAAAACACATATAATTGCGATTGATGGCACTTTGTTCTTCTGGCAAATTCTGCTAATGTGATCGAGTTTTCAACCATATGATGATTGATCATCTTTTTCAATATTGTGTTTATATTTTCTAAATGTTCAAATGTCATGATTCAATGAATTAAAATGGCAAATCATCATCTTCTTCACCAATTGGACCAGATGCGATTGGTTGTGAAATCGTGTTTTCAACCGTTTTCTGATGATCAGTTCCAGCAAATGAATTCTGAACTTTTGGTGATGCTGCTAATTGAACGGACCATGCATTCAATGTGTTGAACCATTTCTTTGTTCCATCTGGTGAAACCCATTCACGGCCTGTGATATTTATACAAGTTTCAACTTCATCACCTATTGACAAATTGTTCAACAGATCACATTTATCATTTGAAACTTGAAGTGAAATCTGATCAATCTTTTCAAAATTGTTCAATACACCAATCACCAGATCACGCTTTTTGAATTTTTCTGTGAATTTTTGTTCTGGTCCAATATGGATCACTGATCCTTTCAACTTAATTATTTGATTTTCCATTTTGTTTTTTTTTTATTGTTTTTGTTGTTTAGTTATAAATTCTCTTAATGCATCAACTAATTCTTTGTCATTTTCAATTAGTTTGCCCTTTACAAAAATATCACCATTGGCACATAGCTTTAAAATAGGTAGTGCTTCTTGTACTCCACTATAAAAAATAATAGCATTGCATTCTAATATTGCTTTCGGTGTCATTGTTCTTGTTGTTTTTTGAAGTATTTATCTTCTATTTCACACCAATTTTTGAAGTATTTATCTTGTATTTCACACCAATAGTCACCACCTTCTGGTGTTTCAAACCAATAAAAAGCCATGCAAATGGCATCTGGTATTGATTTTGCAGTTGTTTCAACTGTTAATCTTTTACAATTACTGAATGCTTGTGATCTTTCTGGTTCTTCCATTTTATTCAACCAGAATTCAATTCTATTTTTTTGATTTTCCATTATGCTAATTGATAAAGATTGTCGTATATTTCACGTGCTTCAATGATCCGTGTTTTCATTGCTTCAAATTTGCTTTCATCAGCTTCAATGATAAATCTTTTCACACGTTTTTCTTCTGGAATATGTCCAAACATCATTTGATTTCGAACTTCTGATTCAATTTGTGTTTCAATTTCATCAATCGACATATCAGCATATTTTGGCATTGCCATTGCCTTCCATGCTTTTCTTCTGATTTCATCAAGGATCATCTGTTCTGGTGTATCTGTTAATGTATAAACCAATTCAGCTTGTTTCCTTCCAGTTAACCACATATAACATTGCATTTGCCAATCATATGCTTTGTTTTGGCATTTTGTTTCAAAAAATGGAAATGTTGTTCCATCAAAACTGTTTTTAATATCGCCAAGAATAGTTGGCGAAAGAATGTCTGGTTCACCTGTTGCGTAATCATTGAAAAATCGTGTTTTCGGTTCATCTGGATCAACATCAAACCAGCCAAGAATTGGAATTGCCATTTTGATTGATCCGTATTCATTTTGAATTCCTTTGTCCAGATATTTTGAACTGATATCCTTTTCAATTCCGTACTTGTTATACAATACAGTTTGTTTGATTAGGGTGATCGCTGTTTCACCCATTTTTTTTCCGCTTCGATCATTGGTCATTAATGAACCCATTGTTGATGCACGTGCGACAAATTCGTGTTTCATTGTTTTTTGTTTTTGTTTCGTTTGCAAATATAAGAAAATAAATGTCTTATAAACTGTTTATTGTTGTTTTCTGCTGATCAGATAGATCGTATTTTTCCAATGCGTATTCCTTTGTGATCAGATTTCCTTCTTTATCTGAAACTTCATTTTGTATTGATGCGACCAATTGAATGATTTGTTTGTCATTCAGCTTTGGTTTCTTTTGTTTATCTTCTGGTTTCAGTTCATCAATTGATCTTTCATCTGAAACAATTCCCAGTATTGCTGTTAACGCATATTTTCTGGAATAGCTGATTGCTGAACCCATCACTTGATATTTGTTCATTCCACGCAATTCAACATTCAAATCCATTTTTAAACGTGATTCAAGTGTTTCACCAGATTCAACATGGAATAATACTGTGACCAATTCATCAATTGTATCTGATTCCGTGATCTGGTAAAATCCAAGACCGTGTTTTTGCAATAATGGTTTTATCACTTGCAATACATCTGATAAATCAGTGTATTTGAATTTTCCGAAATCGTTGTTTTTTTCTTTTTTAATTGCTGGACATTCGAATTGGAAATCAGCAATTGCTTTCAAAAGGTTCTTCATTACAGTTGTTTTTTTAGTTTTTGTGTTTGTTTTTCGAGTTTTTCAACTTCATTTAATTTGCTGTTCACTTCATTTTGCAAACGGTTGTATTGGTCCAGATAAAATGTTTCACCTTCGATTGAATACATATCAATGTTGTATTTTATATCCGGCTGCATTGCATCACATTCATCAAGCAATTCATTCATTCGATCAATATTGTGCAAAATTTGGCCATTAATTGCTGAATCTTGTTCTGGTTTATCTGATCCACAACTGGAAGCAAAAACAACCAAAAAAACAGCACTGATTTTTAATAATTTTTTTAACCAATTCCAGAAACCGTGTTTTGATTCAATATGGTTTCCAACTTCAATTCCTGTTTCGATCATATCCACAACATCAGATGCTGTTGATTGATCAAAAATTTGTTGTTCTTCATACTTTTTACAGAAAAGATCTGGATCTTTTTTTCCATAAAATTTGTTTTTTGAAACCTTTTTCTGGTATTCGCTTGATGCCTTTCTGATTTTTAATTCATATTTATAAGCGTGAACAGCATCAAGAATTGATTTCACCATTTGAACAGATGGTTCTTTTCCAACCCATTTCAATCCAGATTTTGATGTTTCAATGATCCTGTATTGCTTCATAAAAGAAACAATTTGGTTTCCAATTTTGTGATGCTTTGCGATCAAACTTGTTTTCACAGTTGGATCAATTTCAATTGACTGTTTCAAGTCAATCAAGAATTCCAGATATTTCTGGATTGTTCTTTTGTTTAACGGTTTTCTGTTCATATTCAGAGTTTAAAAATTACTGTTTTGAATTATGCAAATATAATAAATTTATTTTGTTATAATCAAATATTTTAATAAATGCCGATAATTTTGTTCATTTGATCACGTGCTTGAATCGGATTTTCGAATGTGAACGTGTCAAAATCACGGATCAATTTACGAACAATGATTGCTTTTTCATTCATTTCAATTGATGATAATTTAATCAATTTGTGATTATTTTGCAATCCATATTCGATTAGATCAGCATATTCATTGCCATATCTTTTTTGCAATCCACGCAAATATCCAAGTTGTTTTCCACCGCCAATTCCATTCTGGTTGCAATCTGATTTCTGGCTGTGAATGTTGTGTAAATTATAACGCAAAGTTTGATTTGATCCAACGGAATGGAAATGTCCAGCATCAATTTGTTTTCCAAATTGTTTGTCACAATCAATGCAGCTGTAAAATCCGAATCGATCATCAATCATTTTGGCCAATTTATTGATTTCAATTTGCAATTTTTGCTTGAATTCTGGCTTGTATGCTTCTGATTTTGCTTTTCTTTCAACAGTTTTGGTTGGTTTATTTTTCAGCTTTTGAAGATTTTCCATTGCCAGTGCTGTTTTGCAATCCAGTTTTTGACAATATTTTTCTAATGTGCTGAATCTTGGTTCAAATCTTTCACCGCAAAATTTACATTTTTTCATTTTATTGGAATTTACTTGTTTTCAGATCAACAGCCATGTTGAAAATTCCTGTTTCGCCTTCACGATTTTTGGCAATAATGAATTCGGCCATTCCATTTGTTGATTCACCAGATTCATTTTCATTGTGGCCATAATATTCTGGCCTGTGAAGGAATGCAACAATTGATGCATCTTGTTCAATTTCACCAGATTCTTTCAAATCAGATAAACGTGGCCGCATATCACCACCACGATCAACTGTGGATCTTGATAATTGTGCGAATGCAATGCATGGAATGTGCATATTTTGACTGATTAATTTAACGCTGTTCGATATTTCAGATACAGCTTCATATCTGGACCGTGTTTTTGTTGGCAATATTTTCTGTAAATAATCAACAATGAACATCGTGATTCCAAACTTTGCTTTGTATTCAGCAACCAATGCTGCGATATCAGACACTTTTTTTGATCCTTCGACAATATGTATCCTTTCAAGCAATTCTGATTCTTTGGTGGCAACTATACGCAATAATTCGGCATCTGTACATCGGCCGTACTTCATTCTGTTTGAATCTATTTCTGTAATGTTTGCGATCACCCTTCGCATTACCTGTTTTGATGTCATTTCCAATGCAAACAACAGCACGTGTTCACCTTGTTTTGCTTTTTGAACAGCTGTTGAAACCGCAA